TTTCGGTGGCTTTCTCGATATCCATGGGCTGCGGCATGCTCTGTCCGGAAGTTCGGTGTAGGGCCCAGCCCGCACGCGCCACTGACGAGGGCGCCGCGTGCGGGTGGGGAGTGACGCGTTACGGCGTGTTGATCTTCACCAGCGCGAGACCGCTGTCGGCCACGGCCGGGGACCAGAAGCGACCGATGCGGGTGTTGCTGGTGGCGGTGCCAGTGACGTTGCCGCCGGCGGTGACGTAAGCGTCCGTGCCCGCCGCTGCGGTGGTGGCGTTCTGCTTGGGCAGCTCGTACACGCCCTCGGCCCGGCCCTCGCCAACCTGGCCGGACAGCACGTCTTTCAGTGCGATGGCGGCGACGCCGCCGACGAGGACGAGGCTACCGCTCGGCGTGTCCGCCGCTGCGGTGAAGGCGATGGTCTCGCCGTGACGCTTGAAGTTCTTCATGGGGTGCTCCGGGTATGGCGGACTGGTGCGGAAAGACGAGGTGCGCGGTTACCGGGCGGCCACGGCGGGCCGCCCGGCCATGCGTCAGGCCGCGCCGGGGTTCTTGTTGAGGCCGATGAAGTCACCGATGGCGGGATTCGCGTCGAGGCGGACCTTGAATTCGATGCCGTCGACGTTCCAGCCTTCCTTCTGCGTGACACGGGGCACTTTCACGCCGTTCCGGTACGCGATGACGATGCCGCCGGCCGAGGCCGGATCAGCCACACCGTAGAACGCAGTCGCGCTGGCGTCGTCGAGGCGCGGATCCTCGATGACCTCGAAGCGGTTGCGCACCAGGTTGGGCGTGGTGTTGTTGCGGGCTGACGCGCCGACCTCGTACTCGCTGTTGAGGATCGTGCTGATGGTGCCGCCCAGACCCACCGGCGCCAGGATGTACTTCAGGCGGGCGCGGACGCGGGCACCGTTGGTGTCCTTCTGCAGGGCCATGGTGCGGATCATCTTGTCGATGACGGCCGTGGTCGGGGCTTCGCCGGTCAGCAGGTTGCGATGCTCCGCAGCAAAGAGCGCGACGCCGTCCGCGAGAATCGGGTTGCTGGTGATCAGGTGGAACACGCGATCGCCGAGCGCGGTGTGCACCGCCGCGCCCATCTTGAAGGGCACAGTGCTGAACAGACCGAGGTCGTCGTTGATGATCGCCTCGTCGGTGATCGAGAACATGCCGCCCAGCTTCTTCAGCTGGACTTCCTGACCCAGCGTGGCGAAGGTGCCGTACTCGTACTCGCCGCCCTCCGGCACTTCCTTGATACCGACGAAGTGGCCCAGGCCGACCAGCGTCTGCTTGCGGAAGTCCGGCACGCTGACATCCTGGACGAACTGCTCGAAGACTTCCGGCACGCTCTCGTAGCCGCGCATGACGCTGCGGTTGACCACATCGCCGGTCAGCTGCGGGAAGTCGCTGGAGGTATGGGTGATCGCCGCCTTGACGACGTCCATCTGATCCATGCCGCGCACGTTCACGCCGGCCGCGGCCGCGCACTCGCGGGCCATGTCGTAAAGCGAGAGACCGCGGAAGTGGTTGCCGGCCGCCTTGGCATCACCATGACCCATGCGCGCCTGGATGGCTTCGGCCATGCCGGCGCGGCGATTCTCGCCATCGTCGACGGTCACGCCGTCACCGGCGTTGCCCCCCAGCGGACCACGGCCCTTCGCGAGGATCGCGAGGATCTGCTTGTTGACATCGGCCGCAGTCACGCCCGGATCGGCGGCAGCGACGACGTTGTCGTAGAGCGCGCGGATCTCAGTGTTCGCGAAGTGCGGCTCCGCACTCGCCTTGATCTCGACATTGCGCGCCTGGATGGCGGCGATCGACTTGCTGACCGCTGCGCTGATGTCTTCCGGCGTGGTCGCACCGGTCGTGTTGTTCTGGGGCATGGATGTATCTCCGGTGGTGGTGACGGCCGCTGCCGCCTGTGCACCGGCAGGCGCCGGCGAATGGGGGGACGACGCCGCGGCTGCTGCCGGGGTCGTCGTCACTGGGGAAGCGCTGGGGGCAGGCGCACGCAGCGCTGCCGTGATCTGGGTGGCGAGCGCGGGCGCACGCGCGACGAGCGAATCGAGCAGCGCGCTGGCGGCAACCGCGTCTTCCTCGGCCGGCGCCTCGCTGGTGTCGATGACCTCGTCGCAAAGACCAGCCGCAAGCGCGTCGGCCGCCGTATACCAGTGGTCCTTGCCGGCATCCCACATGGCGTCGAATTCGGTCGCGGGGCGGCCGGTCTTTCGCGCGTAGCTGGCGGACATGGCCTTGCCGAATACGTCCAGCGTGCTCGCGAACTCTTCGGACAGCTCGCGGATCTCGCGGGCATTGCCGTCGATGTACAGCGAGCCCCACGGGGCATGCAGCATTTGCATCGTGTTGCTGGGCATCCGCACGTGATCACCGGCAGCGGCGATCAGCGATGCGATGGAACACGCCACGCCGTCGATGGTGACGTTGACGGTGACGCCCTCGCGGGCCTGGCGACGCAGCTCGTTGTGGATGGCCACGCCATCGCTGACGCTGCCGCCATAGCTGTTGATCCGCACTTCGATCGAAGTTGCGGTGCTCTCTCGCAGAGTGTCGACCACCGAACGCGCCGACACGGATTCTTCGTCCCACCAGCTGCTGCCGATATCACCGTAGATCATCAATTCGACGACGCCGGTGGCAGCCGCCAGGACGCGCATTCCGCCGGGCGTCGCCGCGACGGGGGCCTGCTGCTTCTGCGCAGCGGCGGCCAGGGCGTCGCGCAGGCGCGACGAGATCGGCTTGATGGTGAGGTCGGGCATCAGGTGTTCTCCGTGGCGGCAGCCAACGCCGTTTCGCGACGCAGCTGCGCGCGGGCTTCGGGATCGAGGTTCGGGACGGTCGGCGCGTTGCCGCTTTCTTCGAGCTGCTTCTGCCAGTCGCGGCGCTGGCGCAGTACTTCGTCGGGATCGTTGCCGCGCAGCAGGATGTTGTGCTGAGGCGAAACCCAGCCGCGGTCTTCGGCCTCGCCCATGGCCAGCGATTCCTTCATGGGATCGATCCACGGCATGACCGGCCGCACGTACGACGCGGCGCACATTTCATCCAGCGTCCAACCCGCCGGCACGCGCACGAGGTTCGCGAGCACGCAGGCCATGACGAAATCACGCCAGACCGGACGGTTGATGGTGGCAATGACGAACTCGCCGAGCGTTTGATAGACGCCCCACTGCTCCACCAGTTCCTGACGCTGCGACGAGTAGGTGCCGCTGCTGTAGTCGCGCGACAGGCTGCTGTAGCTGACGAGCAGGCCACCGGCGGCGGCGCGCAGCTGGCCGGATCGGAACAGCTCGGTATTCGGGTTCGGCCGCTTGCTGTCGATCAGCTCGATGCTTTCGCCCGGCAGCAGATCGTCGGCAATCATGCCGGGGCGCATCGTCAGCGCACGATACTCGCGCGCATCGGTCGGCAGCACAGTTCCGCCCACCAGATTCAAGTCTCCAGCGGACGCGGCGCCGGTATAGGCCGCGGCATCTCCCTTCTTGATCTGCGCCGACAGTGAAGCCGCGACCTTCGCGGCGATGCGCTCGCTGTCCTCGTATTCCTTGATGTCGGCCAGGCGCGCGATCACGCTGGCGAAGATCGACAGGCCGCGCACCTGGTGGATGCGATCGATCAGCGCGACATGGCGCAGCTGGTCGGCCGGAACGCGCTTCGTCTCGGCCAGAAGGCCGGAGAAAAAATCGCCGGGGTGCGACTTGTACACGTGGAACGCGATGGACTCGCCCCAGCTGTTGGTCTCCACGCCCTGCCGGATGCGCTGACCCAGATCGTGCATGTCCAGCGGCACCATGTCCGCTTCCAGCATCTCGATCGAGAACGGCACGCCGGTGCCGTGGCGTAGGAACGGCACCGGCCCGAGCAGCGGCTGATAGAACACCTCACCATCGCGGAACAGGCTGCGACCCATCAGCTGCTGACACTTGCCCCAGTCGTGCCGCTTGGTGACCTCAGGCCGATCCCACCACATGTCGTGAAGCGCCTTCAGCTGCGCTGCCAGCTCGCGATTGATCTCGCCGCCCGCCCGGCGCGGGGCCGGGATGACATCGATGCCGCTGCCGACCGTGTTCTGCTGCAGGATGTTGAGCGCGTTGCGCGCAATGTCGTGATCGCGCTCGAGACGCCGCGCCTCAATACGCAGCTGGCGTGCGTCCTGACCGACAATGCTGTTGGCACTGCCCCAGTCAGCGGCACGCTTGCGGCTGCGCGTCGGACGCGTGGCTTCGTGCACGGAAGAGAGCACGCGGATCTGCTGATCCTTCTTCGCGATTAGTGCATCTGCCTGAGCGGCCTGCACGCGTGCGGCGCGGTCGTTGTCGACGATGGACAAGCGCTGGCGAGCGAGTGCGGCCGTCATGCGCGACCACCGAAATCAGCCTGCGAGAATCGGCCGCCGCGGCCAGCCGCGAAAGCGTTCTCGCGATCTACCGCAGCCTGCAGCTCCGAGATGGCCTTGCGCACCTGCTCCAGGTCGGCACGCTGCAGCATGCGGTCGCCGAAGCGAACCGACTGCCCGCGCAGGATCTGCGCTTCGGCATCGCGGTAGAGCTGCAGGCGCTGGGCATTGATGCTCGACATAGGTGCCTATGCTGGGCATCGCCGGTCGGCAGGTCATGGCAGAAGTTGGCACAAACCGCCTCGTAACCCATTGTTTCTAAAGGAACGAAAAACTATTTTGCGCCATCTTTTGCCTAGACTTGCCCTCTTGATTCGTGTACGCGGCTGCGCGACGCCTTAGGAAAACCGTGCGGAAACATGCGCCGAAGCGTGCGCATTGAGACGCCAAACCTCTCGCACACCCGCTTTGGCACCTCACCGGCTCGGAGTGCCGCGTCTATCTCCAGAACGTCGTACTGCTTGGGCCGCGCCGGTACATACATTCGTTGCCCTGGATATTCAGACTGCAGGAAGGCCAGTACCGAGTTCGCAACCGGCAGCGCCATCTGCTCACCCATTCCGGTGTCATCGACGATCGCTCGGACGATGTCTCTACGCAGGCGCTCTGTCAGGTCACTGTCCCTGCTCATCAGAAGCTCCAGTCGCCGTCGACCACGCCACCACGTGCGCGCTTGCGCGCTGGTGTTCCACGCGAATCATTTGCTGCTGCCACAGCCGCGCCCTCCTGTTGTGTTTCACGCGAATCATTGGCGGCCGGCGCGTTCGGCGCGGCGCACAGCCGCACCTCGATCGCATCCCAGTCCGCCTTGGTGAACCGGTGCAGGCGCAGCTCCTGGTGGTGGGCCGCCGCG